ATCCGGATGTTAAAGGACGGGGAGGCAGATTACCCAGAATCACCGACGCCAGAAACTGCGAGGTGGTCTTGCCGTTAATGGTGACATCCTTTTCCGTCACCCAGTTACCGTTACGCTGCAACTGAATCAGCAGTCGGACAGAAGAGGGATTACGGTCGCCCTTTGAGGTGGTCTCCAACAGTGACTGCACCCCGAAGGTGACCCGCAGGCGGTCAATGTTCGCGGACGTAATGGTGCGCGTCACCGGCTTTGCCTTCGTCACTTCCACGCCCAGTGCGGTTTCAGCTCCGGAGGACTCAAAGCCTTCAGGTGGTGTCTGCTCCTGCTCCCCGGCGCGCCAGACCGCTGTCACACCATGTATCACAGGATTACCGTCCGTGTCCGTCAGCGGGGTTTTGTTCACCAGATACTCTGCAGCCCCTTCACCGGACCTTCAATCGGCCCTTCACCAATGGCATCAATCACGCTCATCATCTGCGTGGACTTAAGATTGTCCTTTGCCTCTACCGGCGTGTGCCCCTTGCCGCCCCCTTTACCCACTCTGTCCCCCTCTCCTGTCTGATGTCTGAATCTGTTTATGCCAGAAAACAACAGGCACCCCGGAGGGTGCCTGTGTCATGACGGAATAAAATTTCTGAAACTCTTCACATTTCCGGCAATTGCCTGTAGCCGCAATAATGACGCTGCATTACTTTTTTGATGCCTGAAAAATAACTCCATAACGTTAATCTTCATCGTTCTCTCCCGCAGCTCCGCTAACTCTGCGGGATTTTTTTATTTTCATCCCCGCCCGATAACCACCACTTTCCCGTCTCCGCCCTCATCACGGGTGCTGATGTCCTGGGATATCCGTCGTGAACCAACCAGCATTTCACCATAAGGCACCGGCATCGGGTTCCCCTGGGCAATCATGTTATCCAGTGACGAAAAATACGTGTTCTGTTTACCGTTATCCGTTGCGCGGTAATCCGGTGTTTTTGCCTTCGGTGCCAGCATCTGGGCCACACCGCCCAGTATCATGCTGGCACCCAGTGAGAACAGCATCGTGGTGGCAGTCAGCCCTCCGGCACTCAGGGCTGCGCCCCACAACGCCATCGTTGCGCCGGCGGTGAAGAAAGAGCCCACGATGGCTGCTGCCCCCAGCACAATCTGCAGTCCGCCCTTTCCGGCTCCGGCCAGTCGCGGCACAATATGGATGACCGCCCCCTCACCCAGAGGTTCGTGAAGACGGGCGTACACCGCCTCCGGTGCCGTGTCCTCACCGCGAATACGTATCTGGTACCAGCCTTCGTTCATCTGACGGCGGAATCCCGGCACCTGTAACGACAGCGCCCGGATGGCTTCCGCTGCCGTGTTCACATACAGGCTGAGGCGGCGGCCAAATCGTTGCAAATCCCCGTGAAGGCAGATACGTGCCAGTGGCGGTGACGCCAGGCTGAATGCGTTCGTCGTTGCCATTTTTCGGAATACCTCTCCCGTTTACTCAGTTGTTCAGGCAGATGGTGAAGCAGTTCACCGTTGCCGCAGTATATGGCGGCATGATTGGCCACCGATGCGCCAAAGCAGCACAGCAGGATATCGCCCGCCTGTGCAGAGGACAGGGGCACCCGGTAAAAGCCTGTGACCGCCATATTGTCCAGGTAAAGGTTCTGACCGTTACGCCACCAGTCATCCTCACGCTCAAAATCCGGCATATCAATTCCCGCCAGATGGTAGGCATCCCGGAACAGCGTGTAACAGTCCGTCACCCCGTGCTCAAAGCGCCGTCCTGTCAGATGTGGCACACAGCGGAATTTATGAATTTCCCCCCGGCAGACCAGCCACCAGGACAGTGCACTCTTTATCTGCAGCCGCCGGTCGGCCTCGCTCAGCCAGGGCAGACCACCAGGGTGGCTGTGAACCAGCGCCACAATCTCCCCCTGCATCTCTGCCTGCAGCCAGTCTTCCGGCGCAATACGAAAATACGCCTCCGGCTCTGCGGAGATATTCACGCAGGGCTGGTACCGTTCGCCCTCCGGGGTGCCTATCACGAAGCCGCACGACTCCGCAGGCGCACACCGCCGGGCATGCACCAGAATCGCTGATTCAGTCTGTGTCATAAACCAGGATTTACTGCGAAAGTTTATTGATGGAAAGGAAACCGCCAAAATTAGCCACCATGCCGCGCATCTCACACCCGCGCATGCACTTGCTGCATCTGTCCTTACGGATATCGGTGGTGGGTTTATCGAACTCATCCGCCACAGCCCCGCCCGTGTAACCACACTCATCAGAGCGGTAGGTCCACATACAGGTGTTCGCCAGCATGATGCGACCGGGAAACAGCGCCCCGTCCGTCTCGGTCGGTGTGGCCAGCACAAACGAGGCCGTCATGGCCGTCAGCGATGACATCTGCTCCACCACCCACCGGTCAGTCAGCTCCTGCTCCGGGTCGGCCTCCGGATTGCCTGCCACAAAGTTCACCGCATCCAGAAAACGCGCATACACCCGGCGGCGGACCACCGTGGCACCCACCAGGCTCTGCAAATCCTCCGCCATCCCGGTGACAAGACCGAACAGATTGGACACCGTCAGTGACGGGCGGGCACTGCTGCCCTTCCCGTTCATCTCAAAGCCGCTGCCGTCAATCGGGTATGCCTGATATTCCGCCCCTGCCAGGTCACCGGCTCCCTTTTTTCATTCAGCTCATTACAGAAAAAATACCGCTCACCGCCCTGCACCGTCAGGTCGATTTCCCAGAGCACCACCCGCGGTGACTGCTCTGATTTAACCGACTCGTTCAGGCTTTCTTCATGAATATTCTGCATCAGTTCACCACCTGCTCAATCGTACAGCTGAAATCACTGTACCGGGCGTTATCCGTGACGCTCCACTCCCGGCACACCACCCTCACCGTCCGGTTATGTTTCGGCGGTCGCCACAAAAAGGCACGGTAACCACCATGCCAGGATAAAAATTCATCCAGCCAGCGCCGGGTTGACTCATCCGTCACCCGGAACACCGCCTGAAACGTCTTCAGTTGAGGATTCAGCCCTGTGGGGCGGCGCTGTTCATAACCGTCACCAAACCGCACCCTCACCACCGACGGCTTCTCACTCACCTGCATCCCTTCACGCGGGACCAGATGCAGCGTTTTTATCTCAGCCACTCAGCATTCCTCCGTCACGTCGCATGGACAGCATCACCGCCTGCACCCGCTGGTCAATCAGCTGCACAAGACTGCCTGCCGCCTCCGGCCCTATCTGTCCGTTAGCCCCGTCATTCTGAATGGCGATGTGGTAGACCGGGGAATACACCAGACCAGCACTGCCGTTCATACTGCCCACGGCGCGTACGCCCAGCGAGCCATCCGCCGCCCGGGTCAGGGGCATAATAGCTTCAGGTCCGGCTTCCCCCATCAGCCCGGCCCCTTTTGCAAACGCAAAGTACGTGGGCGTGTCCACAATGCTGTTGCTGTACGCGCTCAGGTTTGCCGAGGTATACACGCCGCCTTTTGCATTGGCCACCGCTCCGCCCAGCCAGTCACCAATGCTGCCGAGAAATCCTCCCGCACCGGACATACCGTTTGCCGCCGTCTTAATTCCGTTGACAATCGCGGCATTCATAAGAACTTTTGATATTTCCTGCAGCACTGATGAGGCCCAGCTGCGCCATTCCACTTTATTTCCGTTCAGCATCTCCGTGATGTTATTCACCATCCCTGAGATACCCTCCGTCGCCAGCTGTGCTGCCTGTGAGGCGTAATCGGACGCATTATCCACCCAGTTACTGAATCCCTCCTGCAGCCCTTTCTGCCAGTCCGCACGCTGCACATCCGATTCGGCATAAAAGACTGCCTGGTCCTTAAGGCGTTCGCTCAGATACTGCGCGTTCTGTGCCAGAGCCTGTCTGTAAAAATCCTCACTGATATCCCCGGTCTGATACTGAGACTGAAGGTCCGCATCCTTCTGGCGGAAGCTGTCGCGGATCTGCTGCAACTCCCGCATGCGTTCTCTGGCTCGCTCCCCCTGCCCGTACCCCAGCAGTTCAGCATCATTCGACGCACGCGCAGCCGCATTCTCATTCTTCAGTGTCTCTTCCCGGGATCGCAACTGTTCCCGGATTTTTTGCTGGTCAATCAGGGTCGCGTTACGCAGCAGTTCCTGCTTCTGCATCTCCGTCAGGGTTTTCAGTTCACCCAGCGCTGTCTGGTATTTCAGCTTCGCCAGCTCTGTATTCTGCCCCACCAGTGCCAGTTGCTCTTTCTGCTGCTTCAGCAGCCGGGAAAAACTGTCTTCCGCTTTTTCCGTCTCTGATTTTCCACCCCGGGATTTGGGTTTATTCGCCTCGTTATTGCGCCAGGCTTCCAGGGCATTACTGATATAACGTTGTCTCGCCTCCTGATACGGATCACCCACAAAACCGAGGTCATCCGCCGCATACCCCAGTCGGACACGCTCTTTTTCTTCCCCTTTCAGTCTGGACAGGGCCAGCTCACGCTCTGTTTTTGTCAGGGCACTCTGCTGTTTATCATCCAGGGTGGCCTGCGGCAGCCGTAACGGTACATTCACCAGTCCCTGACGCTGCTGAAGCAGTTCATTCCCCAGCCCCAGCAGACGGTTGAATTCCGTATGCTCG